TCACATCCGCCTGGCGCCCAGGCTGACGGCCCGCGCCAGCATCTGGGCGATCTGCGCCTCGGACCGCAGCAGGGCCGGCGCCCCGCCGTCCACCGCCACATTGACCGTCACGCCCCCGCCGCCGACCGGCCCGATCTCGCCGCCCGTCGCCGGTCGAAACACCTCCGGCCCGCGCTCGCCGACCAGATAGGCGGCGCCGCCCAGCACCGGCCCGCCGTCCGCCCGCGCCCCGCCGAAGCTGGACATCACCGACTGGATCGCCGCGCTCAGCCCGCCACCCTGCGATCCCGCCGCCGCATTGACCGCGTTCAGCACCGCCCGCGCCAGTTCCGACAGCGACACCTCCCCGTCCGCCGCCGCCCGCGCCAGCGACCGCGTCAGGCTGTCGCCCGCCCGCCCGAACGCCGCCTCGATGGCGTCCGCCGCCTCCTGCGCGGGCGCCTTCAACGCCTCCAGCGCCGCCCCGGCTTCGGCCGCTCTCAGCGCGACCTGATCGATCCCGTCTCGCCCGAACTCATCCGCCATCCGGCCAACCCTCCATCAATCGCGCAAGCCCCTCGCGTCCCAAAGGGGCCGTGCCGCGCGGCGCCTGCGTCAACATCCGCCACTCCTTCAACGACAGCCGCCAGAACGCCTCGGGCGCCACGCCCATCGCCGCCGCCAGCCGCAACATCTCGCCCCACGGGGTCATCGTGCAGCGGCCGCAAACGCCTGCGCCACCGCGACCGCCGCCTCGCGCGGATCGACCGCCGCCACCTCCGGCTCGACCTCCCCGCCCCCACGCAAGACCGCCGCCAGCACCACCATCAGATCCCGCGCCGACAGCGTCTTCATTCGCTCTGCGATCGCCGCCATCCCATCGACGCCCAGCCCCGTCTCGATCTCCGCCAGCGCCCCCAGCGTCAGACAGGCCCGACGCCGCACGCCGGCCAGGATCACCGCGGCCTCGCCCCGCACGCCGTTCATATCGCGCTGAACCCGATGGCCCCGGCGCTGGCCAGGCTCAGCGCGAACGTCGCCTCCCCCTCGTGCTCGCCGGCGTATTCCAGCGCCGCCACCAGGAAGGCCCCCTCCAGCACGCCGAAGTCCGGCACGATCAGCCGCCACCGCTTCGCCGCCTGATCGAAGAAGGCCTCGCGCACCAGCGCATCGGAGGCGGCATCGCGGAAGATGCCCTGCCCCGACACCGCCGCCGACTTCACACCTGCGCCCGCCAGCAGCTCGCGCCACCGCCCGGCGCTGTCGCCGTCGGTCGCATCCACCGTCTTGGCGTTCAGCGAGATCGTCCGCGCCCTCAGCCCCGCCACCGTCGTGAACACGCCCGGAGACGCCACTGGGGCGCCCTCGATCTTTAGCAACATGTCCTTGCCGGCCTGTGCCGTCATCTTGTCCTCGCTTTGCTCGTGAGTGGCGAGTGGCGCGTGACGAGTGGCGAGAATGGGCATCGTCCGGCTTCATACCGTTCGTTGCGCCGCTCCAGTCCCTCTCGCCACTCGCCACTAACCACTCGCCACTTCCTCAGTTACCGCCCTTAGCCGCATGACCGCATAGGTCCGCCGCCCGTCGCCTGCGCGGAACACGTCCGCAAACGTCGCCCTCAGCGTCGCTGTCCGCACCCCGTCGGCCTCCAGCACGGCCTCGTGCAGACAGGCCCGCACCGCCGCCGCCACCGCCTTGGCCTCTTCCGATCCCGCGAACCGCGACACGCCCGTCAGGGTCAGCTTCTGCTCGACCCCGCCCCCGTCCGCCGCCACCGGCCGGCTCTCGCACCGCCCGATCACCAGATGCGGAAACGCGGCGTCCTCCGGCGCCCCGAGAACGGCGAAGTCGAACACTCGTCCGCCCAGCAACGCCTGCACCGCCGCATCCCCCTTCAGCGCCGCAAGCACCGCCTTCTGCAGCGCGCTTTCATGATCCCTCATCGCACCCGCTCCAGATCCAGCTTCGCCCGCCCCGGCCGCACGTCCTCGACCGAGACAATCCGCCAGTCCGCCCCGCCGAACCGCAGCACGCGACCGATCATCAGCCGGGCGTCCGCCCGCGCCTCTGCGCCCATCGTCTCGACCGCGCGCCGCTGATCGCCCTCGCCGCGCTCCAGGCGCCGACGCGCCCCGCACTTCAGCCAGGCGGATCCTGCCGCCTCGAACGACACGCTGCGCCCGCCATACGGCGTCTCGGCCTCCACCGGCTGAAACAGCCCCGCCAGGATCCTCATATCGGCGCTCAAGTAGGCCGAAGGCCGATAGCGCCCAGTCAAAGTCGCACCACGCGATAGGGCGCGATCCAGCCCTCCACCGGCTCGATCTCCACCGCCTCGCCCCGCTCATAGGCCCGCAGCACCAGCATCAGGATCGCCAACCTCAGCGGCGCCGGAGAGGTCGATGTCAGGCCCAGCCCGACATCCCCCTCCACCTTCGTCTGCGCCGCCGCGATCAGGGTCTGGATCAAGCCGTCCTTTACCTCATGCTCGACCCTCAGAAACAGCTTCGCCTCCGCCACCGTCACCGGCTGCGCCATGGCAATCTCCATTGTCAGAAATTCCGTCTCCTCCCCATTCAATGGGGAGGGGGACCACGAAGTGGTGGAGGGGCTCTTCAACGCCCGCAGAGCCCCTCCGTCACGGCGCGAAGACGCGCCGCGCCACCTCCCCGTCGCTGCGCGACAGGGAGGAGACGACCGGATCAGCTTGCGCTGAACTTCATCACCTTGATCGCGTCGAAGTTCTGCACCCCGCCGCCGACGCGCTTGGTCGTGTAGAACAGCACATAGGGCTTGGCCGAATAGGGATCGCGCAGCACCCGCACCCCCGCCCGATCCACGATCAGATACCCCCGCTGGAAGTCCCCGAACGCGATCGACAGGCTGTTGGCCGCCACGTCCGGCATGGTCTCGATCTCGGTGACCGGATAGCCGAGCAGGCTCGCCGTCTCGCCCAGCCGCGTCGCCGGCTGCCAGATGTAGTTGCCGTCCGCGTCCTTGAACTTGCGCACGGCCGAGACCGTCTTGCGGTTCATCACGAACCGGCCGTTCGGTCGGTACTGGGCCTTGGGCGCGTAGATCAGGTCGATCAGCCGGTCCGCCGGACTGGTCGCCGCAAAGCCGCCCGCCGCACCAGACGGAACATAGCCGATCTGACCCCAGGCCTGGCCCGCGTCCGCTACGGTCGGATAGGACAGCAGCCCCTTGGGCTTGTTCACCCCGTCGCCATTGACGAAAGCCTGGGTCTCCTGCGCCGCAAAGGCGTCCTCGACCTCGGCCGCCAGCCATTCGTCCAGGTCGACCATGGCGTCGTCCAGCAACGCCTGCGTCGCCGCCGGATTGGCGTAGAGATCGGCCGACGGAAACTCCAGCAGGGCCAGGGTCGCCGGGTCCGTCTCGGGCCGCGCGGCGGTCTCCGCCACCCAGCCGCAGGCCACGCCCGCCGTCGATACCGGCTTACGGAACACGCCGGCCGCCACGGTCCGGACCGTGGCGATCTCGCGCATCGGACTGGCCGCCATCAGACGCCGCTCGATGGCCCGCTCGGTCTCATAGGGCACGACATAGCCACCCGACGTCGCGCCGCTCGACAGGCCCGCCTTGACCTCCAGCGCGCCAGACTGACCTGTCTTCAAATAGCCGTCCCACGCCGCTTTCGCCTCGGGCGCAGACGCCGGCTTGGCCGGTTCGCCGCCGATCGCCGGACGACGGCTCTGGCTCATCACCCGATCCAGCCGCGCCTGGGCCGAGGCGACCGCCTGGTCGATGCGGGCCACCTTCTCCTCCAGCAGCACATCGGCCGCCGCCTTCTTCTCGATCTCGCCCAGTCGGGCGTCGTTCGCCCCTTTGAACGCCTCGAACGCCGCCATCATCTCGCGCACGACGTCGCGCGCCTCGGACTGGCCCGAAGCCTGTTTGGTCTCTTTCATGGTGTCTCCTGCTGAAACGATCCTCCCCCGCGATGCGGGGGAGGGGGACCGCCGAAGGCGGTGGAGGGGGCGGCCGCGTCGCGACCTTCCCATTTCGCGAGCAGCCGTCATCGGCCGCCCGAAACCTGTGATTGCGGCGGCTTCAGGCGAACGCTAGGCTCGCCTCATGCCCGCGCCGATCTTCGTCGAAGCTGATCTCTACAGCCCGCTGCTTCATGCAGCCGCGCTGATCCTTTTCGCGATCCTCTTCCCGCCCGGCACGCTTTCAGCAGGGCCACGACGTGTGGCCCGCTGGCCATGGGCGGCGACCATCGGCCTTCCGGTCATCGTCTACACGATTGCAGATATCGTCCTGACCGCCCTGCATCGCGGCGCCGAGGCTGAGGGCGAAAGCGGCCTGCCCTACCGCGCGGCGCAGATCGCCATACTCGTCCTGATCGTCGGCATCGTGGTTTTGATGCTGCGTCGCAACGCTGCATCCAAGTCGTCCTGACGCCCCATGTCCCACCTGACGCCCCTCGAAAGCGCCGTCATGGACGCCATGATCTGGCAGATGGGCGACAGCGTGCCGGACCTGCGGGCACAGGTCGCCGCCAGTTCGCCGGGGCTGCGTCGCAACACCGGCGTCGGCCTCTATTCCCAGATCGTCGTCGATGCGGACCGCGCGACCGCCAACCCGGACGCCACCGGCCTGTTCGGCACGGTCCATGCCATGTTCGCCGGCCTGCCCGACCCCGTCGGCTTCCAGATCGAACTGCGTCAGGGCCGGCTGACGGCCCTGCATGGCCAGAGCTACGGCCAGGACACCCGCGCCATCGACTTCTCGACAACCGCTTTCGAAGAGGTCTTCACCGTCGACGAAGCCGGCCGATCGATCCTGTTCCGTCCCGCCCGGCGCGCGCCGGATCCGATCCGATTTCGCCCAGGCCCAAACCCGCAGCCCGACCGGCCGCTGCGCCCGCCGCCCAGGCCAAGCCAAAAGTTCAACCCACACCCGCGCCCCAACCGGCGTCAAAGCCCGCCGATCACGCCCTGCCGTCCGCCGCCGCAGCGCCGAGCGTGGCCGAGATCATCGCCGGCCTGTCCAACCCCACGGCCTCGCGCGGCGGCCAGCTGGCCCTGGTCTATCTGGGCGCCTATGCGCTGGCGGCCGTCTTCATCCTGTTCGCCCATCTCATGCTGCACGTCGGCTGGATCTTCGGCCTGGTGCTCGCCGGCTGGGCCTTGCGCTATCTCCACGGCAAGAAGGGCCGCGCCCAGATGGCCGCCCTCGCCGAAACCCTCGACCGCAACGGCGCTTTCCAGGCCCTCAAGCCAAACTGAACCGCGCCTCCGACGGCATCGGAACGTCACCACCATTCTCGGCTATGATGGAGCGCCCACAACGGACGCCGCTAACGTCAGTTATGGGTGGAAAGCGGACAGCCGCCAACCTGCTTCAAGACCGGTTTGTCCCTCCGGAAGCGACCCGCTCCACTGTGTCGGTTCGCCGATCTTTCTCCGACACCCCATCAGGCTTTACCGTATCCAGCGTTGTTACGACCGTTCGCCGCGTCGGGTTCCCCGAAGCATCAACATCAAACGTGACCTCAACAGTTCCAGAGACAGTCTCTTTCGAACGTTCGCTAAAGGCGGCCTCGAACGTCACCGGATTCTGCGTAATTTCGCCGACGACCACGTCACTTTCGGCGCGCTCCCTGCGGACAGCGTCGGCATCGACCGCCAACCTCACAGAGTAGACCGCGCCGCCCGGCCCCTTGGATGTAAGAGACAAAATCCCGGAACCGACAGTTTGGGGATGCCGATAGGTTGCACCCTCCCGCAGATTGACGTTGAGCAGGTTGATGGCTGCAATATCGGCGATCACAGACTCCGGATCGCACTCGATGCGAAACGCATTCCAGGTAAAAATCCAGCGTCCGCACATGTCCCGCGACATCTCCGACGCCTTAAGCCAGCGGTCGACGCGTTCATCCAGCTTATCGCCATTCAGCAGCCGGATGGCGCCGTTTGATTGCTGGAGAATCCGCGCCGGAAATTTCCAGTCCCGGGCCCTATCCTCAGCGGTTGCGTCACTCGGTAGATCGAATTCCAACTCAAGCCCGGCGTTACTGACGGCGATCACCCGCTCCAGCAGAACGTCTTGTCCGCTTGAGCTACTGGAGGAGCCATCGCTACCCTGCTTGGAAGTCACATAGGAGATGATGACCTCGTGCTCCTCACCCACTGCAGGATGGGGTTGGGGTGACAGTCCGGGTGCGGAGTTGGCTGTCAGCGAGGCTGTTAGCCCAGCGATAATCGCGAACCAGTTCATTCCAAGATCATGAACACCGTTCGTTTGGATGACAACGTCGGTCAGGGTCGAAAGCCGTCATTCGGTCACGACCCTGAACCGCGCGCCCGGCAGCATCGGAAACGTCACCAGCGACACCTCCCACAGCTCGACCGCGCTCAGTACGCGCAGCCGTCCCTGACGCCGGGCCCGCGCCGTGCGGTAGCCGATCGACAGCCCGTCCAGCGCCCCGGCCCGGCTCAGCGCCCCGGCGAACCGCGCCTCGGCCGACCAGTCCTCGATCCGGCCGCGCACGAAGAGGCCGCGCGCATCCTCGACGATTTGCTCCCAGATCCCGACCGGCGCCCGCGCATCGTGCTGGTTCAGCATCCGCACCCCCTCAACCCCCGTCCTGGCCAGACTGTCCGCAAACGCCCCCGCCTGCACCACGTCCCCGTTCAGATCCGCCACGCCCCACAGCGAGGCGTAGCCTTCGATCTCAAGGGGTGAGTGGTGGATCGTGACACGTGAATGCTTCTGTCGAGTCACCAATCGCGATTCACCACTCACGTCCCACCCTCCAACCTACGCTCGATCCGCTCCACGGCCGCCGCCGTGGCCTCGCCCTGGACCTCCAGCCGCGCCAGCCGTTCGGCGACCAGCCTCTGCTCCCCGACCCGCTGCTCCAGCGTCGCGATCCGCGCCGCGGCGCCCCCGGCCCAGACCAAGCCGCCCACCGTCTGCACCACGACGGCGATCAGCAGCGCCGTCGGCACGCGCCGGATTTGATGTTCGGTCATTTCGCTCTCCTTTGCCGCGTGACTCGTGACGCGTGGTTGGTGATTGGCGCCACCCCAGTCACCAATCACCAATCACCACTCACGCTCCCAACCCCGCCATTCGCCGACGCTCTTCGTCGGTCAGGAAGCTCGCCGCCTCCAGCCGCGCCCACAGGGCGTCCCGCTCGGGCTGCAGCGCCGAGACCGCATCCAGGTCCGCGCGGATTTCGCACCCCGCGAACCGCTCGCCCAGCCAGCCCGTCATCGCCCCCGCCGCCTTCTTCACCAGCGGGATCACCGTCTGGCGCCAGAAGGCCGCATTGGCCTCGCGATAGTTGGCGTAGGTCGCATCGCCCGGTATCCCCAGCAGCTGCGGCGGAACCCCGAACGCCAGGGCGATCTCGCGCGCCGCCGCGTGTTTGCCGGCCGTAAAATCCATCTCCGCCGGCGTCAGGCTCAGCGGCTTCCAGTCCATCCCGCCTTCCAGCAGGATCGGCCGCCCGGCGTTCGTCGCCCCGGCATAGACGTTCGACAGCTGGTCCTTCAGCGCCTCGAACTGCCCGTCGGTCAGCCGCTCGCCGTTGCGCGCCCCATAGACCAGCGCCCCCGACGGCCGCGCCGCATTGTCCAGCAGGGCCTTGTTCCAGGCGCCGGCCGCATTGTGCGCATCCACCCCTTGCGCCGCCGCCTCCAGCGGCGACAGCCCGTACCAGTCGTCCAGCGGGTGCCACAGCTTCAGGTGCATCACCGGCGCCCAGCCGTCCCCAGCGCGCCCGATCCGCACCGACCGTCCGTCCACGGAATAATCCCACGCTTCAGGCCAGCCCGACCGGCCGGGAACCACCTTCACCCGATCCGACCGTAGCGCCCACAACTCGTCCGGCGCCCCGTCCCCGTCCGCATCGCCGGTCGCCTCGACATAGGCGTTGCCCGACACCTGCAGCGCCCCATAGACCGCCTCCATCAGCTCCGCCCCCGACTGCTCGGGATTGGGCCGACGGATCAGTTTCGCCAGCGGATGCGCCTCGTCGCGCACCCCGTCCACGAACACCGCGAACGGCGCAGCCGCCGCCGCCTCGGCGATCATGCGGATGCAGCGATAGGCCACCGCATTCTTCTGATAGCCCTCACGCGCCAGGCTGGCGTAGTCGTTGGGCGTCCACCGCGGCCGCCCCACCCCCGACAAGGCGATCACCCCGCCCGCCCGGCTCTCCTTCGCCTCCGGCGCGCCCACGCGCCCCGCCTGGCCGAACGGCCACCGGATCGAAACCATCGTGTCGATTTCCTTTTAATTTCGTCATCCTCGGGCTTGTCCCGAGGACCCATACTCACGGTGCTCGCCGCTCAAGTCCGGTGTCTATGGATCCTAGGCACAAGGCCTAGGATGACGGCGTGTGAAGCAAAGGGCGGTGTCTTGAAGGCGTCATCAGCCGCAACAACGGCCGCTCGATCCACACATGCACGACCGCCCCCGCCGCCAGACTGGCGATCACAGTCAGCCCCACCACCGCATCCCCCGGCAGGGCGACCATCCCGCTCTCGAACATCCGCCCCAGGGCACGGATCACCAGCACATGGACCAGATAGATCGAATAGGATGCATCCCCCATGAAGGCCGCCGCCTGTGACAGCCGCCCCGGCGCCCGATCCGTCCGCACCACGCCGAACACCAGCAGCGCACTGGGCAGACCCCATATCAACGCCCGCCTCAACCCGTTCCACGGATCGTTCAACGCCCGCACATCGTCGATGCCGCCATAGCCGAAGACCAGGCCCAGCCCGAACCCGAGCATCGCCAGCCAGACGGCCCACACCCCCAGCCGACGCGGCGCCGACCGCCACACCCAGGCGATCCCCACGCCCAGCAAAAACTCCAAAATGATCGGCGCGCCCCAGAACCTCAGCACCGGCGCCGCCACCACCAGCCCAGCCGCCAGCATCGCCGCATAGGCCCCGATCAGCCCCCAGCCGACCCGCCGTCCGCCCACGATGGCCAGCCCGAATCCGGCGTAGAACAGCATTTCGAAACACAGGGTCCACCCCGGCCCCAGCGCCGGAAACGTCATCTCCAGCCCGCTGAACGGCCAGAACAGGAACGTGGCTACCGCCACCTCCGGGCTCAGCGTCCCGCCCCGCGCCATCCCGATCAGGATCGGCAACGACAGCAGCCAGTAGATCGCCGCCACCCGCCGTAACCGCCGCCACAGGAAGGCCCCGGCCGCGCCCACACCCGTCTGACCCTGCGTCGTCGTGGCGATGATGAAGCCGCTGATGACGAAGAACACGTCCACGCCCACGGCGCCGAAGTTCTCCAGTGTCCCGCCCGCCAAACTACCGTGCGTGAGGACCGTCTCCAGCCCCAGCCGCGTCCCCGCAAGGTCCACGGCGTGCGTGACGACCACCGCCGTCGCCGCCGCGAACCGCAGCGCCTGCACCCCGTAGAACCGCTCCCCCATCCGCCACGGTTACCACCGCGCGAGCGCGAGAGACAACCTCAGATAATCACGCGCGCCCGCACCGCCTCGGCGATCCTCGCCTGGCCCGCCGCATCGGGATGGACGGAGTCGAACATCAGACCGCCGGCGAAAGTGCCGCCGAACAGGGCCGCCCCGTCGATGGGCGCCGCCAGTCCCCGCGTCGACGCCACCTCGAACGCCGCGTCCCGGATCGCGCTTTGCGTCGCGTAACTCGCCTTGCCCTGCGCCGGGTCGGACGGACATCCGGTCATCAGCAGCACGTCCCCCGTCGTCAGGCACCGATCCACCAGCGTCACCAGCCCGGCCTTGTAGGTCGCGACCGCCGTGCCCGCGTTCCAGTCGTTGATGGTCAGGCACACGACCGACAGATCGGGCGCCGCCGCCGGGATCGCCCCATAGGCCCGGTACGGCTGATCCGTCGTGATCCAGTCCGCGATCCTGGCCCCGCCCCATCCCGCATTGATCACCCGCGCCCGCTTCACGTCCGATCGCCACGCGACCCCGCCCGCGATGAACACCGCCCCGCCCGAGGCCCAGCGCACGCTCACCGGTCCGGCGGTCTCGGGAAAAGCCACGGTCGCAACCTCCATCGCCGCCGCCTTGGTGGTGTTCACCGTCGCCCGCACTGCGCCGTCCGTCTCGACCGTCAGCACGCCCAGCGCCGTATTGGTTACGGCCCACAGATCGAACCGATCCACCGGCCGGTCCGGTTGAAAGCTCCAGACGCCCGTCGATGAGCCCGCGCCCGAAAAGAGCTTGCCACCCATCCCGGTCAGGGCGTTGACGCCCCAGCCGACCCCCAGGGTCACGCGCGGGTCATAGGCCGAATAGCCTCCGCTCGCTCCATCCGCCGCCCCCGCTCCAGCCACCGACGTCGCCGACGCCGGCAGGCCCCGCCCGCTCATCATCGCCGCCAGCCGCTCGGGCCAGGCGCCCGCCCGACCGTTCGGCGTCCAGCCGCCGGAGACCGCGCCATAGCCCTGGGTCACGCTATCGCCGATGCACAGCAGCCGCGCCTCGCGCCCGCCCGCCTGCATGGTCCTGACCGCCGCCGACCAGACGGGCAGGTCGGGCACGGAGAACCTCGCCCTCCCCAGAACCCCGCCCGGCGCCGCCGTCGCCGCTCCGATCTCGAGACCAGACATCAGTCGAAGGCCGCCACGATCTGCGTCGCCGTCGTCCCGGTCGCCAGCACCCGGCGCACCTGCACCGGCAGCCATCCCACCGGATGGTTGGCGAAGGTCACGGCGTCCCCATCCTCGCCCCCGACCGTCAGCACACGGACATTGCCCGCCCCGCCGACATACAGCGCCTTGGCGTAGGTCGTCAGATCGGCCGCATCGCTGGGCGTCACCGCCGCCGCGCGCCTCGCCGGGCCGCCCGCGTCGCGCCCATGGTTCAGCAATCCGTCCCGTTCGGGAATGGCCGGCAT